CAATTACGCAGGCCAAGTATGGCCACTACCACAAACCGGCCAGATGTGGTTGGAACATGAATTACTAAGTCAGCCCTCAGCAAAGGGCTTTTTTTGTGTCTCCACATCCTACAGACAAGAGCCTAATGCAATACCAGGTAGACATGATATAATATTTCCAATGTTTGAATTTGAAATGCCAGGAAACGTAGATGACCTAAAAGCAATGGAGTATGAACTATGTGAATACCTAGGCTTTGGTAACATTACAGAAAAGACATATGCTGAATGGCAACAACACTTTGGACTCGGTGCTGACGTAGAGATGGAAGCACAACAAGAACTAGATATGGAAAAAGAGTTTGGGCAAACACTTATTACCAACTTTCCTGAACTAACTTCACCTTTCTGGAACATGGCTAGAAACGATGACGGAAATACAGCAAAGAAGATGGACGTTATACTAGGTGGCATGGAAACTATTGGATCAGCAGAACGCTCATGTGATGTTGATATGATGCGAGATACGTTCCATAGTATTACAGGTGGTGCTTATAGTGAATTACTATTCAAGTTATTTGGTAAAGAACGTGTAGAAGCAGAACTAGAAAAGTTTTTAGAGTTTGACTTCTTCCAAAGAGTAGGCGGAGGCATTGGTATAACACGAATGATTCCAGCATTGGAAAAGATCAACAAGATATAGTTATAATCTGGGGTGGTGAAATTGGTAGACACGTACGGCTGTTAACCGTATGGTTGAATGTACTGCAATATATTTAACCGTGTAGGTTCGAATCCTACCCCCGGAGCCAAACAATACTAAGTATTTTGATGAGCAGTCTAGTAATAATAATAGATGCATGGTCAACATGGCCTTGTGAATACCATGTTAAAGATACTATGAATCGTATTGTTGACTTTATTGCCACTGATGAAGTAGGTGCAGTGGCACTGGCAACTTATAGTACTAACAATTTAGATCAGGTTGAACAAGATGAACCGTTTTATAGTAATAGTCAACAAATATTTGCTAATGACACACAAGTAGATACTCTCAGGCGGCAATGGAATGATCACATACCTGTTTCCACTGAATTGACTGATCGTATAATTAGTAATATGACACTGCGAGAGAATCAATTTGGATTTGTTGCATTACATCCATTACAGATTCTTTACTATTGTAATTGCATAAATCCTAGTATAGAAAATATCTACCTGACAGGTTTCATGTGGGATAAGTGCGTAAAAGATAGAAACGTAGGATATGTAGAACTTAATGCATTGAACAATGCAAACATGTTTTCTCGTAAGCAGAAAATTTTTGTGAAGTCTGACTTAACAGATGCACTTTATGGCCCAGTCGTATTTGATAACGACTGGGTGTATGTTAGTGATAAAAAGTATTTGTATAAAAAAGATTAAGTTGCGTATATCTCTAATACTGTGTCAATAATAGGATGTCTTTGTATATCTCTATTGTTCATATAGCATACACTTAGTCCATCTCGTTGTGTTTCTAAACGTTTGCATAGATCAATAAGTCCGTTGTTGTGTACAGTCCTATCTGTTTGCTCAACATCTCCTGTGATTACTATTTTGCTATTCTCTCCTATGCGTGTCATCAGCATTTTCATTTGACTAGGTGTTGCATTTTGCATTTCATCTGCTATAATCCAGGCATCCTTGAATGTTCTTCCTCTCATGAAAGCCAGTGGCGATATTTCAATAGTTTGTTCGTCTAGCATACGTGCTATTTCTTTTTTGTTGTAAAATTCTCGCAGTACGTCAAACAAAGGTCTGGTCCACGGCTCCATTTTACTATTCAAGTCTCCAGGCAGAAAGCCATGCTTTTCATCATCGACACCCACTGCTGGGCGAGTCAGTACAATACGTTCACACGTACCATCTCTAAATGCTTTTATAGCCGCTAACATTGCAAGATAAGTCTTACCCGTGCCCGCAGGTCCAGTTGCCACAGTGATGTTAGTCTGTGGATCGAGTAGGCTGGTTATAAGGTTTTCTTGATTAGGTGACTTCGGATGAAGTTCAATATGTTTGCGTTTTAGTGCTTGGTTAAAATTTATTGTGTTGTCTTGTTGTAGTTGTCTTTGATATTTTGCTTTACGTTTAGCTCGAGACATTGTATCTCCTAGGTTAAAGGTTATTCGCTACCCACAATAATATTTAAAACAAAAACAAATAAGAAATAACATGTGTGAAGTTGTGGGTTAGTTCACTAAATAAACTAGCGATCAAATGCACAGTAATTTTCACTAATAGACAACTCAGCTAAATACAGTTATGAAATTAGAAGACTCAGACATTTTTAAGAACGACGAAGACTACTGGATGATTGCCGACAACATCAAAGGTATCTATATGAGTGACGGCAGTATGAATGTACTGCTTGACTTTGAACGTGTGCTTAACGAACTAGATATATTTGCATTCCGCAATTGGGAACTAGGCGAACTAGTAGCAGGTCCAGATCAAGGTCCTTACAAAGTAAGTTGCACGTTTTTATGGCCAACAAAACTAATGCCAGACCCACGCGGTGCAATGCGTTTATTGCCTTTTGATTGTGAAATCAAATGGAAGAAGACCAAAATGAAAGTTCCTGTCAAAATTAAAAATCCAAGTGATTTCAAGCCTGGAACAAAAGTTGCTAGACTAGAAGAAAAACCAATATGGTTGGTAGAAATTATCATGCCAAAGAGTTTAATGGCAGACATAAGAACTGGTTCTGTTGAACTCGAAGATGAAACAATTGACCTACAAGATCTAGATGATGCATATGATCAAGACTTAGATCAGCAACAGATTATGGATCAAGGTACACAAGAAGAAATGGATGCAAATATCGATGTCCAAGTTTAATTTAACAGAAGGCTTAGGCTACAAAGACCTAGCAGGCATGCTTAAGAACACAATGTATATTGATGACTTTTCATCAAAGATGGGCGACGATGATGAAATAGTTGTTGCAAGTTTCTTTGTTAGAGATAGACAAGCAGCAATTGACCTTGTTAACTGGTTTGAAAAAGGTTATGACTTTGTGTTAGACGCTGATATGAGCCCAGGTGAAGTTAAACCCAATAGATTTCTAGTGTACGTTGAAATAAAACGTAGAAGTTACACTGCTGATAATCTTGTACAACTATTAGATGACTTCAACACACTTACTGAATACGAAGGTGACGGTTGGACCATGGGATACAAAGGCCAAGAAATGCCTTTTACTGTAGAAACTTTCAATGAACTAGTACCAACATCACCACAACAATATAGGGAACGTGAGCAATTTGAACTCAATGAGATGAGAACTGCAGCCGGTCTTCCTCCCAAAGCTATATACAACAAAGACAAACAAGCACAAGACATTAAGAATCTGTTAACCAACGCAGGAATGTAAATGCCCTATAATAGAGTTATCGCTATTGGCGATAGTTTCACTAGAGGTGATGAGCTGGCTGATTGTCCGCCTCAGACTGAAATTGATGACTGTGCTAGTTCTTTCACTTGGCCAGCATTATTAGCAAAATCACTAGACGCAACATATCAATCATGCTCACTTGGTGGAGCGGGCAACCAATGGATAAGTTGGCAAGTTGCATGTCGACTAAAACCAGATACATTATATATTGTAAATTGGTCATGGTTTGAAAGGTTTGATTACGTTGATATTGAAACAGATCTTTGGACGACAACTCATCCGCAACACGAGGACAAGTTAGATCATTATTTTTATCGTAATATAGATAGTGATATCTGGAACTTGCATAGAAACTTGCAACAGATGCACAGTACTATTTGTTTGTTGAAACAAAACAATATTGATTTCATTATGACTTGTTTAGATACACACTATAGTCTTACCTATAATGATATGCGATCGCCAAACCCTGGCACTATAGCCTGGACAAGAGCAATATCAAGTTTACAACAACAAGTAGTACCATACATCGTAGACTTTGGAGGTATGAGTTTTTTAGAATGGAGCAAACACAAACAATACCCTATAGGACCTAACGGGCACCCTTTAGAAAAAGCACATGCAGAGGCCGCAAAGTACATAAATACCAACGTAATAAAAGGAATGACAAATGAACATAGATAAACTTAGAGAAGAGATTGCATATGACGAAGGCTCAGTTAATAAAATATACCTCGACCATCTCGGCTTGCCTACTTTTGGTATCGGTCATTTGGTCCTGGCTAGTGATCCAGAGTATGGACAAGAAGTTGGAACGCCTGTCTCAGAAGATAGATGCAATTCAGCCTTCGACAGTGACGTCCAAACCGTCCTCGCCGACTGCGAGCGACTATATCCTGACTTTAATGACCTCCCAGAAGAAGTCCAATTAATCATTGCTAACATGATGTTTAACATGGGCCGACCGAGACTAAGCAAGTTTAAGGGAATGAAGCGTGGAGTAGATGCTAAAGATTGGAACGCGGCCGCAGATGAAATGGTTGATTCTAACTGGTATAGACAAGTAACAAAACGTGCTGATAGACTGGTAGCACGTATGAGAGCCGTACAGATAGATGATTAAACTTTATGCAATGTTGATTGTTATAGCACTCTTAGGAGGTGCTGGATACGGAGCCTATGCCTATTATAAAGATAGTCAAGCTCGCATTGCAACTCTTACAACTAACAACGCAAAACTTGATGGTGCAATAAAAAGCAGCGAAGCGGCAATTGCCAGCATACAAAAAGATATGAAGAAAGTCAACACACAACTTAAAAAAGTTAGCAGTGACTTTGCAGATATACGTAATCAAAATAGCAAATTAGCAGAGAAACTAGAAAGCATTGACCTAGGAATCCTTGCTATCAACAAACCAAAAAGCATAGAACGTGCAATCAACGGTGGAACTAAAAACGCAGGACGTTGTTTTGAGATACTAAGTGGGTCACCGTTTACTGTTAGAGAGAAGGAGGCAAAAGATGCTAAGTCATTCAATAAAGAGTGTCCTTGGTTGTGGCCTGGTAATACTTCTACTCAGTAGTTGTAGTTCACCTGTTGCTAAGATCAATGTAAGCTCAAAAGCAGTTGAGAAGCCTGTACTAACATTGCCGCCAGTTGATGTTGTGCGTATGCGAACAGTAGACTGGGTAATCATTACAGAAAAAAACTTTGCTGATGTTATTGCTAAAGCAAAGAAGAACGATAAAACTATTGCATTTTTTGCACTAACCGATGATGGTTATGCTAACCTTGGATTGAACTTTTCTGACATACGTGCTTTGGTTCAACAACAACAAACAATCATTGGTGCTTACGAACAGTACTATGATGCCACTGAAAAGTTTGAAAAACAAAAAGTCAAAAAAGATGTTGACAACTGGAAGTTTTTCTAGTAAAATACACTATGAATAATCCATATAGCACACTAGGTGTTGCAAAAGGTGCAACTGCTGATACTATCAAGCGAGCTTATAAAGAAAAAGCCAAAGAGCACCATCCTGACCGCGGCGGTGATGCAAACAAGTTTGCTGAAATCAGCAATGCTTATGATATTCTTAAAGACCCAAACAAACGTGCATACTATGATCATACAGGATCAACAGATCAAAGACAACAGCAACAACGTGGCCCATTTGGTTTTGAAGATATCTTTAGTCAAGTGTTTCGGCAACAACGTCAACCACAACGTCCTCCAGAGGCTAGAATAAGTATAGCAATTGATTTATCAGATTCAATACGTGGAGGAAAACGCATAATAGGAGTACAAACTCCACTAGGCACAAGTAATGTTGAAATCGATGTGCCTAGAGGTATAGTGCATGGAGAAAATGTACGTTATTCTAAAGCAGCACCTGGTGGATTAGACCTGGTTGTTAGTTTTAGAATCAGAGCCCATCCAGAATGGCAACGTAACGGAATGGATATGCACACTGAAATCAAAATTGATTTTTGGACCTTGATAATCGGCGGAGACGTAACTGTAATCGATGTTCTTGGAAAAAAATATGATTTACGCATACCTCCGCGTACCAATCCTGGATCAGTTATGAGATTAGGACAGTGCGGAGTGTTTAGAGATAGACACAATCCTGGAGACATATTTGTGAAACTTATAGCAACACTTCCAGCCCATATACCTGATGAAGTTATTGAGACCATTAGAAAGTACAAATAAATACTATAAACTAAGGAGTAACATGCAGAATAATCCTGAAATTGAAAGCATATTATCACAGGCATTAAAGATTGCCGTACACAAGAAACACGAATATGTAACACTTGAGCATTTAACTTTGGCATTAGTAAGACATAGTCGTTTTTGGAGATGTCTTGAACAATTTGGTGTATCTCCACAGGCAATTGAACACGACCTTAAATTGTATCTTGATAGTCAGGCCATACTGACTGCTAACAAAAATCTTAAAAAAGAACCAAGAAAAACCAATGCACTTGAAAGAGTTTTTAATCGAGCTCTAACACAAGTTATGTTTGGTGGCAGACGTAGCATGAGCACCATTGATATATGGCTCGCTATAATGGCTGAAAATAACAGTCATGCAGTTTATTTTATGCAAAAACACGGGGTAAGCAAACAAGAATTTGTAATGCACTGGCAACAATCTTACGAAACTAAAAGCAATTCTGAAACAATGCCTCTTAATGATGCTAACGACATACTAGATGAACATTGTATTAACATTTCTAAATTAGCAGTCGAAGATAAACTTGAACCAGTTATTGGACGTGAATTTGAACTTGAAGAAATTGTTACTGTTCTAGCAAAACGTTTTAAGAGCAATGTACTAATGGTTGGCGACCCAGGTGTAGGTAAAACTGCTATCGCAGAAGGACTTGCTACACGTATCAAAGAAAATACTGTACCAAAATTTATACAAAACTTTGAAGTATGGGGATTAGAAATTGGAAGTTTACTTGCAGGTTCAAAGTATAGAGGCGAGTTTGAAGAGAAACTTAAAGATGTAATTTCAGCATTAGAAACAAAGAAAAATTGTATACTGTTTATTGATGAAGCACATACTATGAAGGGTGCAGGTGCAACTGGCGGAAGCAGTTTAGACTTTGCAAACATGATAAAACCAGCAATAACAAAAGGAAACTTAAAAGTAATAGCAAGTACAACGTGGGAGGAGTTTTACGAGAGCTTTGAAAAAGATCGTGCGTTAATGAGACGCTTCTACAGAGTTAGCATTGACGAACCCGACAAAGATACAACAGTTAAGATTTTGCAAGGACTTAAACCTCGCTTAGAGAAGTTCCATAATGTACAAATTAGTGAACCTGCAATAACAAAAGCCGTCGAAATGGCAACAAGATATATGAGCGATAAGAAAAATCCTGACAAGAGCATTGACTTGATTGATGCTGCATGTGCAGTTGAACGTATCAAAGATAAACAAGGTTTAGTTGTTGATGAGGAACTAATTGATATACAAGTTGCAAGGATTGCTAACATTCCCGAAAGCAAAGTTACAAGCGACGTAAGTGAAAAAGTGAAAGATTTAGATAGTAATATCAAACAGAAACTGTTTGGACAAGACCATGTAGTTGAAGAAGTGCTAGAAAGATTATATGTGAACTATGCAGGTATAGGAACACCAAGTCGTCCAATGGGTGCATTCTTATTTTTAGGTCCAACAGGTACAGGTAAAACAGAATTTGCTAAATTATTAAGCAGTAACTTAGACATGCATATGTTGCGATACGATATGAGTGAATACCAAGACAAACATACGGTCAGTAGTTTACTTGGAGCACCTCCGGGCTTTGTTGGTTACGATGATTCAAATCTTGGTGGCGGTAAACTAATATCAGATGTATCAAAGCATCCTTACAGTGTGTTATTATTTGATGAAATTGAAAAAGCACATCCTGATGTTGCAAATATATTCTTACAGATGATGGACGAAGGTAAGATCACAGGGTCCAATGGTAAAATAGTTGATGTTAAGAACTGTGTCATAATACTAACGTCAAACTTAGGCGCAAGAGATAACGAAAACAACAGCATCGGGTTTGGTCAAGAGCTAACAAAAACAGGTAGCGAAGATAAAGCAGTTAAAGACTTCTTCAAGCCAGAGCTACGTAACAGGCTGGATTTGATTGTAAAGTTTAAGTCACTCGAACCATTGGCAATCAAAAAAATTGTTGCTAAATTTATAAATGAACTACGTGGTAGTTTACGAAATAAGAATATAAACATTATTGTTACTGAACCATTAGTCGATCACTTAGTCAAAGTAGGTTATGATCCAAAGATGGGTGCAAGACCACTAGGACGTAAGATTGATGAACTTATTAAAGTACCATTGAGTAAAAAGATACTGTTTGAAAAATTAGAGAACTGTCATCTTACATGTGACTTGTTTATCAAAGGTAAGAAACGTAGAGTCAGTTTTAAGTCGCAACCAAAAACCACAGTCAGTGGTGGTGAAGTTGATGCAAATGGTATTGTAGTAGTAAACGAGACAACACTAGAAAGCGATAAATAACAGCATGGCAAAGATAAACACAACATCAATAACAATTACACTTAGCGAACTAGTACGTGACGATGCTCCTGCAAGAGACATACTTACTGCTGATACAATTTCACAGTTAGAAGCAGTAATTACGCAACTAGCAACTGAAGGCGGAAGTGCAAACGTTCTTGTTGAACTAACAAAAGCAGAGTAAAATGAAGTCAAGCGGTCTTGTACTGATTACAGAAACTATATATGCGGCAGGTACTCCTACAACAGTGACAGGTACTAGACAAAAAGGTGTGGGCTACTATCTAGGACAAGGCAATGGACAAAACATACGTTTTATAGCAGATGACTTTCCTGGCATAATAACTATACAGGCAAGTTTAGATACAGATCCAAAAACTGCTGATAGTTATCCTGCAGATTATCCAACAGGACTAATAGAAGAAGACTGGTTTGATGTATATACATTTCCTGGAGACAGTGCAGTAGATGGTTCAACTGCAATCACAACAGATTACAGTATATATTTGCCTGGTAAGTACACATGGGTTAGAGCAATAGTATCACAGTTTGATAGTGGTAAAATTGGCCCAATAACAATGAGCTATTAGGAAGAAGAGATGTTAAAGAAATTAGTCATCATACCCGGAGGATTTCATCCTTTTCATGCAGGACACAAAGCATTATATGATGCAGCCGTTGCACAGTTTCCCAAAGCAGATGTATTCATTGCCGCAACAGATGACAAAAGCAACAGACCTTTTCCATTCAAACTTAAGAAACAACTTGCTGGTATAGCAGGTATTCCCGCACACAGATTTGTGCAAGTAAAGTCGCCGTTTCAACCACGAGAGATCACAGACTTGTATGATCCTGAAACAACACAACTTATTTTTGTTCGTAGTGATAAGGATAGTGGCGTGTCACCTATGCCTGGTGGATTTAAAAAAGATGGCAGTGCAAGTTACTTACAACCATTAAAAAGACAAAAGCCAGAAAACATGAAACAACATGGTTTTATGACCTACTTGCCAACAGTGCAGTTTGGTCCTGGTATGACCAGTGCTACAGAAATACGTGCCAAGTGGTCGGGTATGAGTGACGAAGAGAAAATAGACTTGGTAAACAACCTGTATCCAATGAGTAGTGGTCCAGTTGCTAACAAAGCAGTTGAAATATTTGATACTGTGCTTGCAGAAGAAAAAGAACAAATTACAATGCCAATGGGTAGTATAAAGAAAACTGTAGAAGATATAAGAATGAACAGTCGTGGTAAACTCGAACGTGATACGCCTTACGGTGATTTATCAAGTGAACTAGAAGATGGCGATGATGATTTAGAAGCAAGATATAACAAAGCAATGTCCGACGCTAAAGTAAAAGAAACACGTATCATCAACAAAGGCGATGAAATATCTATTATACCAGCAGGCGGTATGGGTACACACAGTGAAGCAAGTTTAAAAAGCAATCTTGGCGACAAACTGCGTACACTTGCAGACATGTTAGATGATGAGAACTATGATAACCTTGAATATGTAATATACAAATCAGGTGCAATGGAGTCACTTGTAGGCGCACTTAGACAATACCAAAGTTTCAAAAACAAACGCGGTGCACGACCTATTAAAAAAAATGTTGAAATTGATATCAGCAACGAATCAGGATTTTCAAAAGAGTTACCAACAATTGACCAAGAGATGGACAGTTACTTCAACAGTAGAAAGACAAAGACAGAAGACTATCTCCCAGAAGACGAAACACTACAAGAGTATGTGTTCCAAAGTCGTCCACTTAGAGTATTAGACAACATAGCAAGTCGTAATGATGTACAAAAGTTTCCAATCAAATTTGATGATGGAACAACTGTAGAAGTTTCACCAAAGATGGCAAAAAAGTTTATGGATATCTACACTACAAAAGATACGGAAACGCAGAAAATTATTGACAAAAAGATAACTCGCAAAGAAGTGTTTGTAAAAACATTCAATGATCTTATGCAAGGCAAACGTACAACAGGCGTTACCGTCGGTGACATACGATAAATTTACACTCCTTTAATTAAATCATTAAATACGTATATAATTAACACGTGAGGAACCTATGGTTGATCCAATAAAAACTACTGGCGAAATAGTTAGTAAAAATGATGTGCAAGGTGATCCAGCACAAGATCCAAATAAGATACAAGTCAACATTGACGAACTAAAGAAAACCAAAGTGCATATTTGTATGCCTTGTTATGGTGGTATGTTAACTGAATCAACGTTTATGAGTTTTGTGCGTTGGGGTAATACTGCAAGACAACTAGGTATTGATTTCACAGTAGAAACACTTACAAATGAGAGTTTAATATCACGTGCAAGAAACACAATGGTAGCAAAGTTTCTAAGTAATCCTGATAGCACACACCTCATGTTTATAGACAGTGATATAGGTTGGGAGCCGTGGCATCTATTGTTATTGTTACACCACGACAAAGATGTTATAGGCGGAATGTATCCTCTTAAAGGCTTGCCAGTAAAATGGTGTATCAATGCAGTAGAAAATGGCGAAGAAGAAGACTTAGGTCGCGTAATTGAAGTGTCAAAAACTGGTACAGGATTTATGTGTATTAAACGTCATGTGTTTGAAAAACTAGTGGATCATCCTGCAACAGTTCCATTTGTAAACGACATCGGATTACCAGAAGAACTTAACAAAGACATGCGAACATTCTTTGACACTGATGTAAGAGAAGGCAGATACTATTCAGAAGACTGGACATTTTGCGAGAACTGGAGAGACCTAGGTGGTAAAGTATGGGTTGACAAACGTATACTGTTAAAGCACACAGGAACATACACATATGATGCAGTCGGACAAGATGCAACCTATAGAGCACTACATGCAGAATTAAAAGATACTGCACCTGTGCAAATTGATCCTGATGAAGGAAAAATTGAACCAGGTATACCACAACAACAAGCAGATCTTCCACCAGAACGCAGAAGTGCAAAGGTACTTGCTAAAACAACTGGCAAACCTAAGAAAAAGAAAGCATCATGATCAAATATGCAATCTTTGGGGCAAATGGAGGTATGGGAAGTGCCTGTTGCCGTGAACTGCAAAAACATAATATAGATACAGATCAATTTACACGTGCTGATCTCGACTTTGAAGATTCAGAGGCAGTATCAAATTTTGATCTTACAGGCTATTCACATATTCTAAATTGCACCGGGACTACAATTGGAACTTATCAAGGATTCATAAAGAATCACTTTACAAATATTGTTAAACAAATTACAGTAAATCTTACAAATAACCTATTACTACTTAAAAATTTTATCAACACCAACCCAAATGGGCACTATGTTTGGATAGGATCAATTGTTAGTGAAACACCAAGACCTTTTCATAGTATCTACGGTTGTACCAAACTAGCGAGTACCTTTGCTACAAATCTTATCTCACAGGAAGCAGAGAATATGCTAATTACAGAAGTTCGCTTAGGAGTTACTGCTACTAATATAAGACATACTAACTACAATGGGTCAAAAACAAAAAAACAAGTCGACCAAGAATATATCGATGATAATGCTATGTCTGCTGATTATGCTGCAACAAAGATCGTCGATGGTGTTTTTAAAAATAAATTACTGATAGAAATAAATGATTAAAATTTTACAACCAACGATAAGCGACGCCGCAGTTGACCATAGAGGTGCAATTTTTAGTTATGTGCCTACTGAGGCTATCAAAGAGTTCTGTTATATAACCACACGTGCTGGTGTAGAACGCGGACATCATTATCACAAAGAATTTAATGAATATATCATGCTGGTCGAAGGTGAAGGCATTTATCTATGTCCTGAACAAAACGATAAATTTGTTGTTGGTCCTGGGCAAGTAATTTATATACCTGCGAATTGTCCGCATACGTTTGTGCCACTAACTGATTGTAAGAGCGTGAGTTTACTTACAAAGACATGGGACCAGTGCGACGAACCAATTACAAGTTATCCATGAAAATTTTATTGTTAGGTGCAACTGGTTATGTAGGAGCAAGTCTTGCGGCCCTTCGTCCGCATTGGGAATGGACACTATGCAATTCAACAACATTTGATCTTATAAATTTTACAGGAGAAATAGATTACCATGACATAATAATAAACTGTGCTGGTTGGTATGGAGGCTTACCATTTAACAAAATGCATAGAGAACAAATAATGGTTAAAAACGCACAAATGTTTGCAACTGTTGATCGCATCACTCGACAGGTTAAACCTAAAAAAGTTATTAGCATCGGCAGTGGTTGTGTGTACCCAGGAAATTTAAAAGACAATATCACAGAAGAACAGATTGGTACTGGCCCTTATCACGATAGTGTAAAATATAGCGGTGTTGCAAAAAAATTGGAACTAGACTTACTACACCAGTTACCTGACACAATAGGTTGGGAGTTTCTAATATTATGTAATGTTTATGGTCCTGGAGAACACACAAGTCCTGAAAAAAGTCATGTTGTTGGTGGACTTATACAAAAATTTCTTAGTGGTAATGCCACACTGCTAGGCACCGGCACAGGTATACGTGATTTTTTTTATATTAAAGACGCGGCGGAAGCAATCTGTAGATTCGTAGAAATTCCTGCAACTAACAGTCATACAAACATCAGCAGTGGCAAGGGCACTACAATCAAAGACTTGGTTAAACCTATTGCGAAATATACAAATACAACAGAACTAAAATGGAGCAACAATCCATCCGAAGACGGAGTTCCAATAAAAATTTTAGACAATAAAAAAATGCAGTCAACAATTGGTACCTGGTCCTATTGTGGCTTAGATCTAGGAATCAAGAACACTGTTGATTACATTCGAGGTACCATAAATACAGTATCATGAGAGCAACCTGGTTTGAAAATAGAGAATTAATTACACTGTACACAGACCCTGCGTACTTTGGTGCAGATGTACCTGACAGTTATCAGCAACGTCCTAGTAAACCTGTACCAGTAAAAAGCCTGTTTGGATATGAACCGTCTAGCAAGATGGCGGATATACATCACAAAGATGAAGTGCTACAAATTGCACTCAAGATGAAAGCAGGAACCTGGAAAGGTCTTCCTATTGTTTGTCGCAAAGATCCAAAAGGCTATCAAGTACTAGACGGACATCATCGAATGCATGCGGCTCGC